GTGGTACACGCGACGAGTATAGGTATGATTCAGTTCGCTCTAATGTGAGCTGATGAGTAGAATAGAATCTTTAGAGGGCAAAAGTATTGCTCTAGTCGGACTTGGCATATCGCAAGTTGATTTTGCTATAGGTTTACAAAACGGTAGAACGTGGGACGAGGTTTGGTGTATCAATTCAGCTGCGTCAACATACCCATGTGACCGCATATTTATGTTAGATCCTGCAAGTAGGTTTTTTGATACCGACGATGCAGGCAAACAAACGTCTGTTATGTGTAGAGTTCTGCGAGAAACGCAGACGCCAGTTTACACCTGTGAGTTAGATCCTAGAATTAACAACCCTGTGATGTATCCTGTAGAGGATGTATGTAATGCGACAAAATGCGCATATTTAAACAATACAGTAGCTTATGCTATTGCTTATGCTTTATACAATAAAGTGGGCAGATTAGATCTATTTGGTATAGATTTTTCATACAAAGAAAATATGCACTTCGCAGAAGCAGGCAGAGCTTGTGTTGAATTTTGGATTAGTAAATGCATGAGCGAAGATATACTTATTGGTATTAGTGGTAGATCTACAGTATTAGACTCTAATGTTCCGGGCACAGAAAAACTTTACGGTTTCCATAGATTAGACAAACCACTTGTAGCTGTACCGCACGAAGGGCGATTTATTATTGGCCCGTATGAAAATATTAACAAACAGTTAGAACAATACGGACTCAAGATTGATGAGGATGTAGTGCCACCAGAGCCATACAAAGGATGAGTGCGAAAAGCGACTTTGTTTTAGGAAAGGTTGGCGTAACAACAACCGAGGGCAAAGGACATGATCCAGAGTTTTGGGCAACACAAGCAACTAAAAAAATATGCGACGTTTCTGCCAATGCACCAGAGCATATCAAACAGCAGGCTTTGGCTTTTCAAAACCAAGTTTATACTGTAATCTTATATACTATAAAAAATGCAATTAAGTCGCAAAATACGACTTATGCGAATTTGTTAGAAAAACAAGGCCACAGCGACATGGCTAAAATATTGAAGGAGCTATAATGGCAATAACATCAGCAATATGTACAAGCTTTAAACAAGAGTTGTTAGTCGGCACACATAACTTTACAGCGTCTAGTGGTAATTCATTCAAACTGGCTTTATACACTAGCTCTGCAACATTAGGAGCAGGCACGACAGCTTTTGTCACAACAGGGCAAGCAAGTGGCACAAACTATACTTCTGGCGGTTCAGCGCTAACGAGTGTAACTCCAACTACATCTGGAACGACAGCTGTGTGCGACTTTGCAGATTTAACCTTTAGTAGCGCTACGGTTACAGCAAGAGGATGTTTGATCTATAACGACACACAATCAGACAAAGCTGTAGCAGCGATCGATTTTGGTGGAGATAAAACCTCAACCGCAGGAGATTTTACTATAGTGTTTCCTAGTGCTACTGCGACTGGCGCGATTATTAGGTTAGCTTAGATGTCGCCTCATGCCGCTATCAAAACTTAATTTTAAGCCTGGTATAAACAAAGAGGAAACCGATTACTCCAACGAAGGTGGTTGGGTGAACGGCGATAAAATTCGTTTTAGAAAAGGCAGAGTCGAAAAAATAGGCGGCTGGGAAAAACTTTCCTCTGATACCTTGGTTGGTTCTGCAAGAGCCTTACATTCATGGATTTCTCTTGGTGGTAACAAATATTTAGGCATTGGCACAACCAATAAATACTACATTGAAGAAGGTGGTGCATATAACGATATAACGCCAATCAGAAAAACCACTACTAACTCAGCCACGTTTGCAGCTACTAACGGATCTTCAACCTTGACCGTAACAGATAGCGCTCACGGCGCTGTCAATGGTGATTTTGTTACATTTTCTAGTGCTGTTAGCTTAGGCGGTAATGTAACAGCAGCGGTTATAAATCAAGAATACCAGATCGCGTTAGTTACAGGCACTAACACTTATGAAATTACTGCAAAAGATACAAGCGGAGCTAGCGTCACTGCAAATGCTAGTGATTCTGGTAACGGCGGTTCTAATACAGATGCAGTATATTTATTAAATTCAGGCTTAGATGTATTCGTGCCTTCTACTGGTTGGGGTGTTGGAGCTTGGGGTGCTGGATCATGGGGATCGGCTACTGAACTATCAGACACAAACAATCTACGCTTATGGACGCATGATAATTATGGGGAGGATTTAATCATCAACCCCAGAGCTGGTGGTGTATTTAGGTGGATTGAAAATAATGGTGTTACCACTAGAGCAGTCAATTTGGCTACCACAAGTGGCGCTAACTTAGTACCAACTAAAGCTTTACAAGTTATTACCTCTGAAACGGATAGGCATTTAATAATTTTAGGAGCTGATCCTATTAGCAGCGGTGCAAGAACAGGTGTACTTGATCCGATGTTGATTGCATTTAGCGATCAAGAAAACCCATTAGAGTTTGAGCCATTAGCTACTAATACTGCTGGATCGCTTAGATTATCTTCTGGTTCTGCAATAGTAGGTGGTTTAAAAGCAAGACAAGAGGTGTTGATATGGACTGATACCTCACTATACTCAATGAATTTTATCGGACCACCTCTTACCTTTGCTGTCAACCTTATAAACGAAGGAGCAGGTTTAATAGGGCCCAAAGCTGCGACTAATTCACCGCGAGGTGTTTATTACATGTCTAAAAAAGGTTTTTATTATTACAACGGCTCAGTGCAAAAACTACCATGTAGCGTGCAAGATTATGTATTTTCTGATCTCGATGATACGCAAGCCTTTAAGTGTTTTGCTGGTTTAAATGAAGAGTTTTCTGAGATTTGGTTTTTTTATCCATCGGTTACCGATAACGAAACTGAAATATCCAGATACGCAATATACAACTATGAAGAAGGCTCTTGGAGTATTGGCACGCTAGAGCGTTACAGCTGGTTGGCCGCAGGCGTATTAGATAAACCATTAGCAGCTGGTGAAGAAAGCTCAACTAAACGCATCTACGAGCACGAGAAAGGTTTTAACGATGACGAAAGCGCTATGGATGGTGTGTTTGTTGAATCAGCCGACATAGACATTGCAGACGGCGATAGGTTTGTCTTTTTAAAGCGCATCTTGCCAGATATATTGTTTGTTAATGAAATCGGTACAAGTCAAAACCCAGCTATCAATGTAGTTGTTAAAAGACGTGATTTTAACAATCAAACACTAGCAACAGATTCAACCACGCAGATTACACCCAGCTCAACCTTTGGATCTTTGCGATCACGAGCAAGACAGTTTGTTTTGCGTTTTGAATCAGATGACGATAATGCCGTCAACGATAGAAAAAATTACAAGTGGAGGCTTGGCAGCACAAGAGTAGAAGTACAACCATCCGGGCGTAGATAATGAGTAAATTATTACCTACACAATTGCCGTTGGCTGATGGCGATACCGTTTCAGCAGATACTTTTAACAGATTAATAAGAATTTTAGAAATTAACCTTGGTTCTGTTGATCCTGATAGCATAAAATCGTTTAACTCCACAGACCTTAGCGAGTTGCAATTTGCTACCGGTGCTATTATATTTAACTCAACGACAGAGGTTCACCAAGCCTTTGATGGAACGCAGTTTAGAAACCTGTATGAGCATCAAACTTATTTAACCGGGATCTCTGCAACGATGAGTATAGGAGCAGTAACAGTAAGCACACCATGATAAGCGAAAGACTAAAGCAAAGAATAGCAAATCTGACAGGTGATAGCATGGCAAAGATATCATCTGATCCTAAAAGCGCTTTATCTAATCGTGACATGCAAATGGGTGCAACAATGTCAGGTCTTAGCAAAGCGAAGGGAGTTCTGTCAAATCAAGATGTTGCAGCGGTAGATCAAATACTTAAAGATCAGCAGAGCGCAGGTATGTCGCCACAAGACAAAGAAATTCTAGAGTCTATGCTACAAAGAGCACAACAATCAAGTATGGCGCCTATGGCAGGACAAGCTCAAGAGCTGGCTATGCAAGGCGAAGGCGAAGATACGCAGTTAGCACATTTACGTCCTGGCGAAGTTGTGCTACCACCAGAGTTTTTTGAAGATGCTAAGTTTGAAAAAGCTGTAGAAAATAAGTTTAAGCAAGCAGGCATAGATCCTGAACAAGCAGTAGTCGGTGTGGGTATAGCAAGCCTAAATGAAATGACGGGTCTAGAGCAGTTTGGGTTTTTCAAAAAGATAGGTAAAAGTTTAAAGAAAGTCGTAAAAAAAGTAGCGCCAATTGCCCTGCCTTTATTAATACCTGGTGTGGGCGGAGCTCTAAGCGCAGGTTTAAGCTCTGTCGGTAGCGCTCTAGGCATACCAAGTGGCATAGGCTCAAGCATATTAGGTGGCAAAGGTATTTTAGATACTGTTGGTGGGATAAGAGGTGGTATTGGGAGCTTACTTGGAGGTGTGGGTGGCGGTCAAACAGACGTGTCTCCACAGA